AGCGATTGCCATGTCAAGAGCGAAGCGTAAGAAGAAAGCGACTTATGAGTAATGTGCATTTTTCTAGCAAAACAGATTTATGGGCAACTCCTCAAGAGTTCTTTGACAAATACAATGCGTTGTACGGATTTAATTTAGACGTATGCGCCAACCAAGATAACGCAAAATGCTCTAATTTTTTCTCTATTGAGGATAATGGACTAGAGCAAGAGTGGAGGGGGTCTTGTTGGATGAATCCTCCGTACGGCAGGGAAATAATACACTGGATGAGAAAGGCTTATGAAAGCTCGTTATGTGGAGCGACAGTAGTATGCTTAGTCCCTGCCAGAACAGATACTAAATGGTGGCATGAGTATGCAATGAAAGGAGATATTGAATTTATTAAGGGGCGTTTAAAGTTTGGTAATTCAAAAAACTCTGCTCCATTCCCAAGTGCCGTTATTGTGTTTGCCCCTAATGCCTAAGATGCAAATCCCCAAGAAGCTAAAGCGGTTCATAGATACGCCCAAACGCTTCAAGATTGCCATAGGTGGGCGAGGCTCAGGTAAGTCTATGAGCTTTGCTGATATGTGCCTGATGGACGCACAGATCAAGGGGATTAAGACTGCCTGCTTCCGTGAGTTCCAGAACTCAATAGATGACTCGGTTCATGCCCTGCTGAAGTCAGAGATAGAACGCCTCAATCTCCAAGGCTTTGAGATACAGAACAACCAAATCCTCCTGAACCAAGAGCCAGTGTTTAAGTTCCGTGGCCTAGCCAGAAACCCAGAGGGCGTGAAGTCAATGCACGGCTTTCAACGGTTCTGGGTGGAAGAAGCCCAGACTATCTCCTTCAACTCCCTAAAGGCTTTAACGCCTACACTGCGTGAAGAAGGTTCGGAGATATGGTTCAGCGCCAATCCCCGCTCAAGTGTGGATGCCTTCAGTCAAAGGTTTATCAAGCCCTATGAGAAGCAGCTCAGAAGGGATGGCTACTACGAAGACGACCTGCACCTAATTGTTCTGATTAATATCACAGACAATCCCTTAGTCCCTGATGTCTTGAAGCAAGAGATGGAAAGCGACCGTGAAAGGATGTCACCTGCCCTGTTCCAACACGTTTGGGAGGGCGAATACTACGACTCTGTTGAAGACAACATCATTCCTACTGAGTGGTATGACGCAGCAATAGACGCACACGTTAAGCTCGGGTTCGAACCTTCTGGGGCGTTGATAGCCTCGCACGATCCATCTGATGAAGGTGGAGACTCCAAGGGCTTTGCCTTACGCAAGGGTTCAGTGGTCTTGGATGTGTGTGAAAAGGTAACAGGAGATTCAGGTGAGGGGATGGATTGGGCTTTGCAGAAGGCTCGGCAAGCACAGGCTGATTGGTTTGTGTGGGACTGTGACGGTCTAGGTATCTCTCTCAAGAGACAGGTAGACCAAGAGCTAGAGTCTACAGCGATGCAGAAGCACCAGTTCCGTGGCTCAGAGACTCCTGATGACGCTGCTGTACCGTATAGTGGTAGAGACTCCAAGACCAACAAGGACACCTTCTTTAACAAGAGGGCGCAGTATTGGTGGAAGTTAAGAGATAGGTTCGAGGCTACCTACCGAGCTGTGACCAAGGGTGAGTATGTAAACCCTGATGATATAATCTCCCTGAGTAGTGAAATACCCACGCTTGATCAACTGCGAAGTGAAGTGTGCAGAATACCGCAAAAACGATCAAATAATGGTAAAATCCAGATAATGTCGAAGATAGACATGGCTAAGAAGCCGTATGAGCTACCGTCTCCTAATATGGGTGACGCGCTTATGATGTCAATGTTTTCACCAAAGGCAGTCCAGAAAGCGGCTGTCAAAATCAATTTTAAGGGCTGGGGCTAATGGCTACCTACGAAAACGGATACGAAGAGAAGGACGAATCTGCTCAGATGACTGAGGATGATCTGTCCTACAAAGACAAGTACGAAGACCACCAGAGTGTGTTGAATCTTCTATCCTCGTGTCAGGAGGCAGACCACGACAACCGTGAGATGTCCCGTGAGGCCCATCTGTTCCTTGATAAGAGGGATGGTCAGTGGGAACCGTACTGGTGGGAAGCCAACCAGAACAAGCCACGCTACACCTTTGACAATGTGAATCCCATAGTAGATCAGGTTGCCTCAGAGATAGAACAGGCAGACTTTGACATCCGAGTCAGCCCTGCTGGTGGTAACGCCACAAAGGACATAGCCTCAACCTATGACGGCTTGATCCGGAACATTGAGAATATCTCCAACGCCAAGCAAGTCTACTCACAAGCAGCCAGAGGCATGGTTACTGGTGGCTTTGATGCGTGGCGTGTTAGTCAGAAGTTTGCAGATGACAACTCCTTTGATCAGGACATTGTGATTGAGAAGATTGGTAACCCAGTAGACCGAGTATGGTTTGACCCTGCTGCGGAGCTACAGGATAAGTCAGACTCACGGTATTGCTTTGTCCTGCATCCGATGGCGGTTGATGAGTATGAAAACCGATGGCCTGAAGGCTCAGGTGAGTCAGTCCCTGATGACCGTGAGGGTGATGCTTACTACGACAAGGCTGAGGCTATTGTTGTTGGTGAGTTCCTGTATATGGAGTCAGAAGACCGTGAATTGGTCATGATGTCCAACGGTCAGACTCATGAGGTCAATGAGGACTTTGAGAAGATCGTAGATGATCTAGCAATGATAGGAGTCACCGAGGTTCGTAGAAGGACTCGCAAGGTACACAAGGTCTGCTCAAGGTTCTTTGATAATAAAGATTGGCTAGAAGATGACCATGATACTGTGTTCAACCGCATTCCGGTTATTCCTGTGTACGGCAACTACAAGATATTCGAGGGCAAGACTCTGTACTGGGGCGTGGTTGAGAAGCTACTAGACCCACAGCGTGTATTGAACTACGCAATGTCTCGCTCTATTGAGGAAGGCGCATTAGCTCCAAGGGCTAAGTATTGGATGACTCCTACTCAGGCTGCGGGCCATGAGGATCAGTTAGGCACTCTCAATACCAACTCCGATCCGGTTCAGTTCTTCAACCCTGATCCTGAGTTTCCTGCTATCCCACAACAACAAGGTGGGGCGCAGGTCAATCAAGGTCTGAGTATGATAGCTCAGTCCATGCAGGGCATGATTAACGCCACTGCGGGTATGTTTGCAGCTAACATGGGCGACAACCCTAACGCTCAGTCAGGTGTGGCTATACGCCAACTTCAGAACAAGGGCGACAATGGCACGTTCAAGTACAGCCGCTCAATGGAGATAGCCATCGCCGCTACTGGTAGGTTGATCAAGGACGCTATCCCTAAAGTTTATGACACGGCTAGAACTATCAGAGTGCTTCGTGAAGACGACACTTATGATATGGCTGACCTTAACCAACAAGTGATAGACAACGCCACTGGTGAGATTGTCACGGTTAATGATTTGTCTGTTGGTTCTTACGATGTTATCTGTAAGGCTGGCCCTAGCTTCAAGAACCGTCAAGAAGAGACGCTTGAGGCAATTACTTCACTGGCTCAAGTAGACCCATCACTGATGCAGATAGCTGGTGACCTGCTGTTACAGAATGTAAACACTCCTGCGGCTAATCAGATAGCTGAACGTAAGCGGGCGCAAATGCTTCAACAAGGGCTAATTCCTCAGTCACAGATGTCTGAAGAAGAACTGATGGCAGCGCAGCAGCAGGCGCAGATGGGCCAGCAAGCTCCAGACCCTGCAATGGTTCTGGCACAAGCCGAGCAACTCAAGGCTGAGGCTGAGATGATGCGGTCGCAGATAGAGATGCAGAAGCTCCAGAACGAGCAGATGAAACTTCAACTAGAAGCCCAGAAGCTCCAGAGCCAAGCTGTAGGCGACCAAGCTGATAACGCTATTGATGCCTTCAACGCTGAGACTAAGCGCATGGAGACGCAGATCAAAGCACAGCAGGCCAACGCTACAGTAGACAAGACATCCGCTCAGGCAATGGGTGAACAGTTAGACAACCAGAAGAAGATGTCTGACATGATGGAAGAGCAGATGATGAAGTCTCGTATACCAATGATGTCTGAAGCGGAGTTAATTAGCCTTGCCAACCGTCGCTGAGTTAGCCCAACAAGAGCTATCACGCAGATACTCTCTACAGGGTAGAACGCAGGTAGCTCCTCGCGTCCAGACTATGCAGAACGCCAGACCTACTGTCAGGTCAGCTTTGAGCAATCTGATGCGCGATACCATTGATGCTACAGGTCTTGAGGGTGGATACCGTCAGGGGCTTCT